CGGCAAATCCAGCCGCCCCAGGCCCTTCAGGGTCCCCAGAGCGTCAACGCCCATCTGCTTTACAGCCATTTCGGACCGCTGCTGGGCACCCGCATCGAAGTTCGCGACGTTCCCGCCCGTGGCCTTCATGTAGGTCCGAGCGAGTGCATTGCCGATGCCCGGCCCCGCAGCGATGTGCGGAAGATCGTTGAGAAGCTGCCCATATTGGGCTGTCTTCGCGACGTTGCCCCGCATGTCAGTCCGGGCCGCCTCAACGTCACTCTGGGACGCCTTCTGGGCATCCGCTGCACCCGGATCGGACGCCTGATAGGCACCTTGCGGGATTGCCCCAAGCTGCCGCCCGGTGGACAGGTTCATGACCATGGGTCTGCCCGTCTTCTGGTCCGTGAGGACCTGGATGCGGTCCACGCCGGTCCCCGAGGCGTTCGGTGCCATGTAGGACTGCGCGTCCCCATACTGTGGCCGGTTCATCTCATAGGCCGTCTTCTGGGCCGTAAGGGCACCGGCCCGGCGCTGGAGGTCGAGCGTTTGGAGCTCGATGTTCTGCTGCGTCTTGGTGAGGCCAAGCTGGGCCATCGCCTGCTTGTGCTGATCGGACGACGTGCGAGCTCCGAGGTTGGCCTGCTGGGCCTTGATCTGGTTCTCGAACTGCTGCTGGGCGAGGTTCCGGTTGTATTGCTGCACCGAGCGGCTCTCTGCTCGATCTTGCGCAACGGCGGCCATACCGTTCCTGACACCTGCACCCAGACCGGCTGCGGCATCTTCCCCGTTTGCACCCGAGCCCCACCCTGCGAGGTAGGTCAGGAGGCGTCCAATGGAGCCTTCCCCTTCGTGAGGGTCCTTGATTGGCTGCTGCCCAGGTGGGGCAGTGATCGTAGGAACGGGCTCGGTAGGAACCGCCGCACCCCCATCCGAGTCCGCGCTGGGCGCAGACAAAGGAACAGAAGATGCGGGGACAGACACCGGGGACGATACGCCTTCGTAGCGGCTGTCAACGGCCCCGAGCGCCTGTTGGGCCGTGATATCAGGGTTGGAACCGAAAATCGAGCGGTTGTTGCCATAGATTTGTGACCAAGAGCTACCGAGTGCGTCGGATGCCTTCGTGCCCGGTTGCGCCGACATGAGGCGGCCACCTGCTGGAGCCCCGAAGAAGTGCATCCGATACAGGTCCGTATCGGAAGGCTTGGCGATACCCAAAGCCGCGAGCTGGGGCGCGTATTCATTATCAGCAAGCAAAGTCAGGCCGCGCGTTTGCCCATCTGCGGTGTTCTTGTCAGCCATCGTCAGCCCTGCATCAGGGTAGTTCTTCACGATGCCCTGCCACGTCGGATTGGTAATCCCGTAAAGACCCGACGCAGAGGAAGACGGGTTGGCGGCTGAAGGGTTCCCCCCGCTCTCAGTCCTCGCCGTCTTGGATAGGAACTTAGCAAGGGTAAGCTGCGGGATGCTCATTGCATTGCCTTGACTGTTTGGACCGCAATTTTGAAAAGTGCAGTATTTGTGAGGATGTTTGCCGCCCCTAGCTCGGTGTTGTAGTGGACTTTGTGGTATGCCGCGAGACCGGCTGGGTCGTCCCATGCGGGGAGAGCCTCTGGGACTCTCACGTATTTCAGACGCCCAATGATGCACCCATAGATCGGGGAGCGGGCCATATCGTCGGCCTCGCTTCCCCATTTCGCTACGGTGGCGGCCAGTTCTGGTCGATAGGCCAGAAAAGTCCGGTGGATGTCATCATGGGTCGCTTTCTCGATCTGCCATGGACTCCGGGCGGGGCCATTGTCCTCCTGAGCGAGCCACTCATATCCGCTTTCGACCAGCCCGGTCCCAAGCATGAGGGATTCAGGGGCCGACCCTGCGAACCCAATCGCGGACAGGGCGGGTCTGACCCAAAACTGAAGGACTTGCTTCAGGTCCATTACAGCTTCGCTACAGAAGTCGCTGCACCGGCAATGGAGCCGATCATGCCCTGGATCATCGAGAGCGTTGACGGCGTGCTTACGGTCGTCTGCGTCCCCTGCGACGTGCTTCCCCAGGTGTTCGTCCCGATGATGTTCAGGTAATTCGCGAGCTGCGACCACGGATACTGTTGGGAGTCCGTGTATCCGGTTACAGCCCCTTGGTTCGCTTCCTGCTGGTTCGTCTGATAGGTGTTACCTGCGGATAGCTGCTGGGCCGTCCCTGTGTTCTGCACAGTCTGCCCGGTCGATGTCATCCCGGTTCCCGTCTGGAGCGCGGACAGGGCCGATTGCACAGCCGAACCAAGGTCGCTCGTGTAAGCTAGCTGGGTGTTGTTGTTCTGGTTCGCTAGTGCGTTAGCATCGGACTGCGCCGTAAGAGCCGTGTTGGCCCCTGTGTTAGCCGTGTTGGCTGCGCTTAGGGTCGAGCTAAGGTTCGCCTCTCGGGCTGCCTCTGCTGTGCTGAGGCCCTGCTGATAAGCTGTGTTCCACATGCTCGACGCCGTGGTCGCATCCTGCGACGACTGCATGGCCTGCGAGATTGCCTGCGCCGCCCCGGCGCGTGAGCTGTTCAGGTTTCCGCCCGCTGCGGCCTGGGCGTTTAGGCTCGGGGCCGTTGTTCGGTTGTAAATCTGGTCGGATTGAGCGATGGCCGAATTGATCGCGCTCTGCACTCCGCTTGAGTTCGCGTAGGACGCCGCGTCCGTTGCGTTCTGCGTCGTGGCGTCACCAGATGACTGCCTCAGAGCCGATTGAAGCGCAGCCACACCCGTCTGCCCATAGGCCGACCCCGAGTTCATCAGGGCGTCGGATGCCGCAGTCGTGCCTTGGTTGTAGTTCCCACTCACACCGCTCAGGGCTGCGTTTGTGTAGTCCCCAAGGGTAGTTCCAGCCGTGTTCAGACCAAGGGATGTCAGAGCGGAACCCTGGTTTATAAGAGACGACCCCGCCGTGCTCTGTGAGGAACCTGCGTTCAACATGCTGGTGAGCGCGTTCGTCTGGTCGCTGTTCAGACCGGCGTAGGTGTCGAAGTTCGGTGTTGATGATCCGAACTGTGAGTCGATTGTCGAGGTCGCCTTAGTGAAGGCGTTTTGGATCGCACTCTGCTGCCAAGGAAGGAGCTGGGTGGATGAACTCGACGTGGTTTTCTGTTTTGACGATCCCATATTAGTTGGGTCTCTTAAATGCCTTTCGCATTTCGCCTGTTTCGTCGGGTTCATCACCTATATAGATGAAGCCGAACCTTGATATATACTTTTCGAGCATTGGGTTTTCATGCTCGTTGCACAAAACCCAGATGTCGAAACCCTCAAGAGCCCGGAGGACTACCTCCCAGCTACGCTCCACGTTACGTTTCACCGTCCGGTTCCAGTGTGTCACCGTGTGGTGCAACCACACCCTACCGTCAGCGAACTCCAAGCGGACCTCGTGATCGGGCCGACTTATGACGGTAATCATGTCCCGCTTGCCTTCGTGGCCTTCTGGAGTTCGTTCAGAGCCGACACGATGGACGCAAGCGATGTCTGTATCTTCTCAAGCTCGACCCTGATGTAGGCCGGGAGGGACGCAGGCGAGCTCGGAGTGGAACCCCTGACATAGGGCTGGACGGACATCACCGGGTCCCCATAAGGGTTAGGTCGAGATCGAACCCCGTGAGATCGAAGTCGGTCGTGAGGTCCGCATCCACCCGAACCGCGAGGAACCGACCATTCACTCGGCTATTCAGGAAATACTGTGATGCGGGGCTGAATGTTACTGGAGCGGCATACACCACGGGTGACGTTGCAGTCATGTTTGCCCCCAGGGATATTCCCATAAGGTCTCCGGTCGATACGGACACAAGGGGCATAACGCGGGACATCATTTTGCTCGCAACCAGGGGTGCACCCGCCGACTGAGAGCCGTCGAAGGTCATTCCGACGCGCTCCAGAAAAGCGGGATAGTTGCCATCTTCCGCAACCGGAAAACTGGTGGTCCCATTCGTCATGGCGTCCAGGACAAGAACCCGAAGGCTCTGCATCCCACCCGTAGCCACTGAGCCACCCATCGCTAGGATAGGGACGTAAGTGCCCGCGTCGTCGGACCACTCCCCACTGGCGTCGTCACTCCATACCGTTCCAGGTCCGTCCGGCCAAAGCGCAGCGAACGACCCATCGCACTGCGTGGCGCAAAGGATGTTCGGCAGGTCAATAAACGACCACACAGAGGACGCCAAGGAGTAAACCGCAGCCCTATTGCACCCGGCGGAACCAGAGGTCGCTGTGGATGACTTTGACGGGTAGCAGAACAGGATTTCCTTGTTCACGCTGTCCTGGACGACGAAACATGCTTCTTTTTTGGTGGTGTCCAGGTCGTTGAACACGAAGGAGCGGACGGAGCCCTGTGCAAGGCTCTGGATCGACGCCCCATCGTGCCTGTAAAGGTCGGTGGAACCGAACACGTAGTGGTATCCGTCATCGCCTTCGAGAGCGCAATTTGCCGCCATGGAACCGCCTGCCCCGAACGCCTTTCGGAAAGTGAACACCGTGGTGTCGCCCGTGTAGGTCATGGCCCACACTTCGTTCCTGCCATAGATCATGAAGTCGTTCTTGAGGCTGGCCGCGTCCACGATAGGGCCAGTCATCTCTGCGATCACGTTCTCACCGGCCAACGAGCTTTCGTTGGTGGTGTCCGTATAGTCCCAATTCGACGGCACCTGCCCTGCAAGGGTGGCATCGGACCACTTCACCATGGTTTCGTAGGTCTCGCCTGCCTTGGTCACAGATAAGGCAATCGCGAAGTCGTAATAGGAGCGCAGGATATTGCACGTCCAAGCGCTGTCCATGTTGGGGAGCGGTAGGAACTGCTGCTTCGTTACACTGTAATACCGAGGAGGGCCGTCGCTCCGGTTCACATAGGCTACACCCGCGAGTGTGGTGGACGTAAACTGTCCAGTGCTGCCGGTTTCCGTGAAGGTTGACGGGTCCAGACGCGACACCCCATCCGGCCCTACCGCTCCGGTCCGGCCATTGCTGTCCACCATGAACAGGAGGTCGGTCCCATCCGTCGAGGAGTGCAGCATCATGAGATGTGCCACATCCGCGAAAGGCGCTGGAACGCTCTGCATGGTCTTCAGGACGCTACCCCTCTGGGACCTTCCATTCAGGAACCGGACATTGCTCCCGTTGGACCACGACTGGAGAGGAAGGCTGTAAGGGGAAACGTCACGGACGATCCCGCCGGACCCCAAGGAGCGGACAGGGACCAATCCCGTCCCGCTTGCGCTCGTCATCAGGAAATCCGCATGATGAAGTAAACACCGAACGATGGTTGAAGCGTGCTGACGGACCCCGAGGCCGAGAAGGCGTGCGAGTGGTCCCCGGCCGAACTGACGGTGATGTTGTGCTGATGGGTCCCATCCGTGCCAATCGAGTGCCCGTGGGCATTGCCCGAGCCTGCCGAGGCTGTGTTCTGATAGACACTGTTGGATGCTGTCCCGAGCGCATAGAATGAGCCGGACCCGGACCCCACGCTGAAGGACTGACCATAGACGCCATGCGAGTGGGCCGGGATGTCCCCTAGCTGGAGTGCATAGGTCCCTGTGGCTCCCGTGTGGTTGTGGCTACCTTGGGGATCGCTCGCACCTGGGTGGGTGTGAGCCCCGTCCGTTACAGTCGTCCCGGATACGGTCACTGAGGACGTGGCAGAACCAGCGTTGGCAAGGATTTGGCTATCAGACGTTGCCCCGTAAGGGACCAGTCCACCCAGGTTGGGCGTGTTGCTGGTTCCGTCACACACAGCCCAGCCAGTGGGTATCGTGGATCGAGGACCCGACCACAGCATGATGGAACCGATAGGACAGAGGATAGTGCCACCACCGGCCTTAAAGTCCCCAGGTGCAGTTAAACCACCCTGTCCATCAAATATAATCTGCTTCCCGATACCACCACTCGATGTGAGGTTGGTGAGATAGAAGTTGCCATTACCATACTGAAGTCTGAATGTCTGGCCTGCCACCGCCACATCTTGGAACAGGACTGATGTGGTTACCTCCGGGGACCCCATAGAGGGGCTGAAGGTTGTCCCGCTGAACGCTGCTGACAGGGCATTGAGCTGCTCCTGTGTGCCCGTCATGGGTCCCGTGAGGTTCGGAAAGGTCTGCTGAAGGGAGTTCTTTATCTCCCGGATGTGCGCTGGACCTTGTGCCCTTAGATCGGTGTCGGCAGGCAGGGATGGGTCTAGGCTATTGATGGTTGATACTGATGCTTCGATACCCATTGATGGGTGAGTTCTCTTGTTAAGTTGTGCTTGAGAAGGCCAATGGGGACACCCTTGGGGACACTTATCCCTATGGGGGAGTTTATGGCCCACTACCCAATGGTGTCCCCAATCCGTAACTCACTGATTTACATGTATATTATTTGGGCATTTTTGGGCTCCCTTTCGATGGGACCCGTGGGTTGTCGCTGGGAGGGTCCCACCCTGCTCAACAAGGTCGAACAACAATAAGGCGGGTGGCTTGGTGCCGCGTTTTGGAACGGGTTCTGGGCGACGGTCTGGGTTCGCAGTGGACCGGGCAGATGGGACCCTAAGGGGCGGGGGTAGGGCAGGGCGCGGCGTCCGGTCGGAACATCAGAAAATGCACTATAACATCTGTTATGCCAACTCATGCAGTGATCGGCAGGCCAACGATGGGCACCGTCTGTGGCATTATGTCACACTCGTATAGTCAGCGGTTTTGCCTATGTGTGAATAACAAAAACAGGTTTAACCGATAAGGACGCTAAGGCACCCACAAGCGCCCCATGGCTTACCATGCCCAATCCCACCACGGACACGCTACGGCCCATCAGGCGCTAATCCTAGACCATCTGGCGGGCACGCACGGGCGCACATACGCGAAGCCTTACAAGATACACGCCATGACCATGCACCTGACGCATACGAGCTATGCACAACCGACGCACGACAAGACAGACCGATCAGGCTAACCCTCAAACCACAGACGGACCACCAAGGGCCGCAAGGGCACACCAAAGAAGCCCACCGACGCAAACCGATAAGACAACACTAGGACCTAAAATGCTCGACATGATGACACGCAACCGCACGGACATGAGCGGTTCCCTCCCCTGCTTCGATGCGGACACGATGGGCCGCACCACGCACAAGCTAGAGCGCCTGACGCACTACATCCGTGAGCACGGCCACGAGGCATGGGCGGTCGGCCCGGACATGATCGAGGTGACAAGCACGGAGACCACAAGACACGTCGAGGGGGCTGCATGGTCCCGCAAAACTCGCGAAGTGATCCCGGCGAACACAAGCGCCGTCCGCTCTTGGCTTGGCTACTGAGGGAGGGCGGGGACATGACCGACCGTATCAACCTGGACTCTTATGTGTCCGACATCATCGCACAGGCTTCATCCGGCATGACCACGCTGGACCTCGACGCGCTCCGGGATGACGCGCTTGAGACCGTCCACGATTACGCGGACAACGCCGTGACCTACTACCACCACGCGCAAACGATCATTGATGATTACGAGCGTGAGACGGGAGAGCCCGAAGACCTTGGGCAGACATTCACCGCGTCCGAGTGGCAGGAGGCCATGACGGCTTACGCTTACGGCGTCGCGAGCGCTTACCTTTCGGGCAAGGTCGAGGAGGCCGTGACGCAAGTTGAGGAAGCCGCGTCGGCACTTATCGACCACCTTGCGAGCCGTCATGACGAGTCCTTTGACGCTGACCACCTCCGGGTTTCCCGAGAGTGCCCGCACGGCTGGGCCTCACACGACTATGAGGCGGACGCGGCGGATAGCTCAATCATGGTCTGGAAGTCGGGGCAGCTCGACGGCGGCAACGGTGCGGCAATCCAAGCGGGTGGCATTTGGCTGTCCGTGACGTGGGGAGGCTGACCGATGGTTGAGAACGTGAAAATCCGCTTTCGGGCCATGAACATGACTGGGGGCGAGCGCCGCATGGTCGCACTCTACGCTGATGATAGCGCAGTCTGGGCTACTGCAAGCACACGCGGGACGACTTCGCGCGTGGTGGGGCCGGGCCTCTTGCGCAAGCCGCTTGCCACAGACGCGGCGGCGATTAGGAACCTAGCGGCGTTCCTGACCGAACTGCACGGACCCTCAGGCTGGGTGGAGGGCTGAACGGTGCACAGCCTCACCATCGGAAGTCGCGCCACCCTCAACCTAACCATCGGTGGCACGCATCGCGTCAAGATCGTGGGGGCGCGTGTTGCCGCCCTGAGCGAAGCGGAAACCGTGACGCGGGACAACCTGGAACTGGAGGTTATCTTCACCGGGCGAAACCGGGAGGCCATGCGGCCTTACGAGCGTTACCTGTGGCCCTTGCATAGGTTTTCTGATGCCGACGGCAAACCCATAAGGTTCCGGCACGGCATATCCGGCGAAGCGCGGGAGGTCGTTTGATGACTGAGATTGAACGTTTGGTGATTGGTTTCCTTGCGGCAGCCGAGTTCGCGGATTGCACGGATGACCATATGCAAGGTCTGGCAGACGCGGAGTGGTCCGACGCCGCCCGCGAAGATGCGTTGCGGCTTGTATCGGAATGGCGGGGAAAGGTCAGTGACGACGATTGGGCCGACGCTGTGTGCCGCACGCCGGGTCATTATGCCTTCGATTTTGATGCTGTCGCAGGCATGGGAACGGGTGTCTATTATGGCATGGCCGGGCACGGCGTTGGGTTTTGGGACCGGGACGAACTGAGGGAGGGCGGCTTAGGCGAGCGCTTGCACGCCGCGTGCAAGTTCGTGGGTGCCGGGATCGGGGTTTATCTTGGCGACGACGGCGAGCGGTATTTCGGATGACCACCGCACAGACCCCAGCCCCGCGCCTTCAGGCGATCCGCTTGCGGGCGTGGTGTGAAGTCTTGGGCGCAACGTTAGGGGCCGTCTCGGCCTCTTTCGTGTTTCACTTTGTGGGCCGCGCGGTCGCCCTTATGGTCGTTGGGAACTGATAGGGGAGGGAAGGGGCTTGAACGCCAAAGCGGATCGCATATCGGGCATTGTGTCCGAAGACGGGCAGACCGTCACAGACTATGCCGGGAACACACTAGGGCCGGTGGTGCGGTCCGTGCCCGTGAAGCTCGCGACCCGTTCCGTAATCCATGGCGCGAATATGCGTGCAATCCGTGTGCGGCTTGATGATGGCACCGAATGGCACGGCAGGGGCTCACCAGGAGCGGCCATCCTGCTGCGCAAGGCCAGCGCACCCGCGCGGGACAGAAAGCCACCGAAAGGGAAACCCCATGGTGACGCTATGTGAGATAGGCGGCCTCTATGTGCTCGCCTTGATAGGCTGGGCCGCGTTGCGTGGCCTGATAATGCGACGATGACACACACACACACACAAGGCGGGCCGCCCGAGGAAAACCCCCGGCGGCCCTTTTTGCATTTCATGGCGTGCACTGGGTGGTGTTTAGGACTTGCCTGCAAGTTGTCGGGAGTTGTCCTGGTCTCTGCACCTGTATGACACCGGGCAGGGGTTGCGTGATCGTGGTGGGCAGCTCACCAGGGCTTGTCATGGTAGCCATGCCGGGGCCGGTCGGTGTGATCGTCACGGGTTGCGGGCTAGGCAGTGGAACCATAGGAACCGGAAGCGGGGCCGGGATGGATTGCTCTAGCGGTGATCCGGGATCGAACGCAGGGATGTCCTGGGCGTGGCCGGAGAGTCCCCATAGGAGCCCCGTAACTGCTGACACAACCCCCAGGGCTACCCCTCTAGCCCGGCGGGCGTTAGGGCGTTCTATGGTCATCCTATGGCCTCCTCTGGCGCTGCTGAAAAGTGGCACACATTGCATCTTCCTGTTGATGGGAGGGCACCGCACCCACCTGAAGAAAATAAAAAAAAATACCCCATGGGGTGGGGTGTGGTTGACACAGCGACTCGCAGGGTTCAGTCTTTGCGGACTGAGCGGCCTTGTGTTGGCTCGGTTTGCGTTAGGCCCGTGGGTTCGTCCTGCGGGCCTTTTTCTTTTTCACGGGCAGGCGTGGGCGTTCTGGCCGCATCTTCTGAGTTTCCACCAGAAGCTCTCGGATGCGCTGTGACATGCCTAGTTCTGTCGTGCTCATTATGGCTTCCTCATAGATCGACCCGCCCAGGTTCTTCGCTGCATACACCTGACTTGCGGTCCCGGAAGGGGTGTGACCGATAAGGTGGTCCCGCACCAAATCTGTGCAACCGGCACCACCTGCCGCCCTAGCCCGCTCAAAGTTGCTGACGAAGCATTTCCTGAAGCTGTGGAAGTTCACCACGTCGTCGCTGTCTGCCCCCAGGATGGTTCGGCGAAGGGCTGTGAAGCTCTTGGAGAGACCAGTAGAGCGCCGATCATCGGGGCCTTGGGTCGAGCACTCTGGGAACAGGGAGGCATCGTCAGACGCATCAGCTTCCGCAAGGCGGGCCTCAAGCACAGGGCGCACGAGCGGGTGGATGGGAATGAACCGGATTGAGTTCTTTGTCTTGGCCTCCTCGTGGGTGACGTAGATCACCATGAGGTCCGACGCTGTGACCTGGACCCGAGACCGGGTGAGCGTGCAAATCTCGTTCTGGCGGGCACCCGTAAGGAGGCTGATGCGAATGGCGTCGAATAGCGCCTGCCGATAGATGGTGTCCTCGGACGCGATGTCCCACTGGAGTATCCGCGTCAGCTCGTCGTCTGTGAACTCGCGCAGGACAGGCTTGTCGAGCGGATCACGGAACCGCTTCAGGCTGGTCGCTGCGGTCAACCAAGGGTTCATCTCCACGCGACCGCGTATCTCCAGCCACGACCAGAATGAGCGAAGCGGGCTGATGCGGTTCAGGGCAGTCGGGACACCGACGTTGCGTGCCTGGATCAGCCACTCGGGAAACTCACCCGCTCTGCGCTTGGTGACGGCCTCTATGGGGAAGCGGCGGACGAACTCGTCAGGGTCAACGCCCTTCAGGTCGGATGTCTCGACCAAGAACCGACCGAACTCACGCAAGGAGGACTTGTAGAAGTTGATGGCGGTCATCTTGACGTGGCCCATAGAGCCCGCGACCCACTTATCAAACAAAGGACCTATCGGCGTGGCCTGACCTGTGATGATGTCATGGTAGGTCGAGAAGTAAGCCCCACCGTCCCCGCCACTGTCCTCGATTGCCTGGGCGCGTTCTGTGATGATGTCCGCAATATCGCCCAATCTGCGGCTTCGTGGCGAGGTCCTGGAGATAACTTGGCGCTTTCCGCTCTGGACTATCTCCTCCTGATCCGGGAGGGCAGGCTGTGACAGGATATCGTCCCGAGCGTCCAGGGCCTCACGGCCTACTTCTCCCGGCCTGACACGCGAAGGGGACCAGCCTGTGTCCAGTGGGGCGAAACCAGCCGCCATCAGGACGCCATCGACCTCCTCGCGTAGTGCTGTGAGGGCTCTATCGCGGCGCGTTAGCGCAACGGAATACGAGTGGGTCTCCAAGCTTCGAAGCATATCGCGCTTGATGCCTGAGCGAACCCCGTAGGCCGCCCCCACATCCTTCTGGCGATCAGCGGGTATCAACATTCGGGCATACCAAGTAAGGCCGCCCTTCCTAATCACCCCGCGCAAATATATACTCCCACTTCATGGGTCACACTGTGGAGCCCGCAAAGTGTGAATGTTGCCTTTAAGTCCTTGTCAGTCAATAGAAAATAAGTGATGAAGACCGTTGGGGCATAATTACGCAAAACCGCTAACGGCCGAGGCGCGTCTCGCCCGGATTCTGCAGCGCCTGCCCGAGGACTGGTCGGTGTCCATCGACCGCCCGGCGGGCGGGTTATGGCAGGTCAC